GTTAATCGTCGAGGGTTTGGAAAACGGGTTCGGTCGTGCTGGTTTTTTATTTGTTGGATTTTTTTTTGCGGCTGTGATTGCTGCGCCGAGTCGTGCGCCGTGACTTCTGTTGCAACTCATGTGGCTTATGCCTGATCCGTCTAGGCCGGGTGCTATGTCTCCGGTGAGGCTCATGGGTGGTTCGTGGTCTGCGCTTGGGCCCATTGGGTCGCGGCCGCTGAGTGTCATGTCTACGTCGTATCCGCATCTGATGCAGATTGGTTCGCATTGTGCGAGTACTTGTTTCTTCCATCTGGTATAGGCGGGGGTCTGGTGGCCGGTGCTCATCGTGTTGTGTCCATGAGTATCCGGGATATGGAGGCTTGGGGGTAGCCCTTGGCACGTGCCTGGTCTGCCCTCATGAGGCGGCCGGTTAGGTTGTCTCGACAGTACAAGCATGGCCATGTGCCTGCGGTGTTGTCGATCCATCCTTTGTAGCATCTGGCGTGGTCGCATCCGCATCCTGCTAGGCCGCAGTGCGAATCATATTTTGAGTAGTGAATTGGTTCGTGTGTTGTTGTCATTCGTTTGTCCTTTGTCTAGTGATGATCGCCCTTTGTCTTTGGCTTGGTGGCCCAATCCAAAGGGCTCTTGGTGGTTGGTTTTTGGTATTACTCACCCTACCTGCGCGTTCGGGCGTGTTGCCCTGTCCTACACGAAACCAGTGCTATTTCCTCCGGCATGCTGGTTAATCGTCTACCCTGTAATGATCGGGGCGTCAGGGCATGACACGCCACATCTATCGTTATGGTGGAGTGACAGATTGTGGGTAGTTGTCACCATTGTCACTGTCTTTTGAGTTGTAGATCTTTGCTTCCCATTTGTCTCGCAACGCCTTAGCCTGGTCTTTTGTCATTCGACCATGGCCTCCGACCTTAATTCTTAGGTTTGATGGTTGGATTACATAAGTACCCTGATTTGGCATTAGATCGCCTTTTGCAGATGGTCAATGTAACCGGATGCGTCGGTCTTGTTCATTTCAGTGATGCTGGTTACTGCTGTTTTGTTGAGCCCGGTTAGCCAGGCGTTGACGTTGACAAGTTTGTCCAGGTCGTCACGTATGTCACGCTTAGCGAGTATGGCGTGTATTGCTTTAAGTTGCGGCCCTGTTAATGGGTACATGCTCGAGCCCTTGCCGGGTACTGCACCGTCGTATTGTGGTGCTGGTTCTTCTGTGATCCAAGGGTCATCAGGTGCGGCCTCTGTGGTTCGCATGACCTTGCCTCGCTCTTTAGCGTGCTGTATTTCGTCAAGGGTGGCTATGGATGCTTCGATGCCGATCCCTAGGGCCCCGATCGCACGGCCCCAAGAACTCGTCTCAAGATTTTGCAATTCTGACCCTCGAGTGAAGTTAGTCGTGCCCGGCACAATCTCCCACGCTGTACCGATACCAGGGCGAGCGTCGTCGGGTGTGCGGTAGGCGTAGGCCCGTCCGATTACCCATTGCTTGCCTTCGACCTCAACGAATGTAGGCGGATCCATTTGTAGTGAGCCTTCAGGGTGTCGGGCCATAAATAGTTTGATTCGGGTCGGTACGTCCACATATCCATCAAGGTTGTAGGTCACAATGTAATCCCTTGTGATTTTAGGTAGTTAATACCCTCTGGGAATGTTATGTGACTAAATGGGCTTCTTTCCCGCATATACATATAAGTTATTTCGGGATCTAAGTCGTCGGGTTGGCTTTGATGACATTTTGGACACATCAGTACAAGATTTGACACGTCATCTGTACCACCTAAGTATCTCGGTATTACATGACATCTTTCTAAACCTTTAGTTGAATTCCATTTTCCTGTTATTGTCTTTGGATTGTCCCAACCTTCTAACCACCGTGTGCAGGCCATACAGGCTGGCTCTCCCCAATCCCAATCGCCCCAAGGTGGTATTTGTTTGTTATCGGTTTCCCATTTCATCCAATAATCAGCAATGGCACCTTTACTAGGCATTTTTCGTTTTTGCCTCATTCGCTGTCCGTATCGTCGATCATGTGCCGAATGAGGTAACAGGCGGTCTTTACACTGTCCGGTTGCTCGACCGCTATTTCGGCAAGGACGTCATGTAACGCGGTGCGGTAGCCCTCGAGGTAGTCACCCATGACTGCCACCAACATAGCCCCACGCTAAACCAATCACGAGGCCCATGAGTAGGCATGCGAGGCCGAGCAATGCGGAGCTCACGCGGTGCGCTTCCACATTCGGATCGACCGACCGTTATTAGATTCCCGTGTGCTGACGATGTAGTTACCCATCGAGGTAATGACACCCATTGAAGCCCATGACCTGAATAGGGCCCCGATCTGGTTCGGGTGACCGTCGGGTAGGCCAATGGCCTCGATGAGTAGATCGGCGGTAAATAGGCCGCCAATAGCCAGCGATTTACGAAATATGGTGGCTTGGATTCGCCAATTCTTGTCTATTTCGGCGAGCACCTGGACGTCTTCACGGTCGAAGCGTTCGCAGTATGTGCAGAGTTGCCCGGTGCAATTGTGGCCGGGCCGGTCGAGTTGGATATCACCAATTGAGTCGAATAGTGCTTCGTTCATTTGTTCCCCTTTTTTGCTAGTGGCTAGTGTGTTGGCGGAGCCTGCCACTAGAAACAAGCCCCGCCGGAGACATCCCGCCAACTCATTTGTGACGGGTACGCGGCTTCCCCTCCGCTGGAATGTCTGTGGCCCTAGTTTGGTCAGGCGTGGATGCCGTGTCAAGGTCTTTAGTCATTCCGGCGTGTTGGGCATGATTTCAGGGCTCCACCGGTCACGAGTGAATCGCCTATATGCAAGGGTCGGTTTACCGTCACGAATCACGATAAAAGCCTGACCATCTAAACCTAAGTGATCGAGGTCGAATAGGTAGTAACTAGCGTTTAGCACTTGTGCCTGGTTTGGTTCCAATGATCGGCCCCCCGCCCGTTGTCCCATGCCGTGTAAAAGGCGCGGTCCTGCCAGTAGCGGTTCCATTCCTGTATCGGGTGGTGCCTGAGTGCTTTAATCTCTGAGATGAGGCCGTCGGCCGTCGATCGACTCTCCCTGATCATCATGTATGTCAGGCTAATTCTCCATTGAGAATCGAGAAATTGGTACGCGCCAGATGCGGTCGATATTGTCCCTCGGGCTCTATAGTTTGATCGGGACTCCCTGTGCATAATGCACTTGCGAACCTTTGCCCATTTATGGTGGTAATGCTCCCCGGTGTACAAACTTGGTTCGTGACCTTTCCAGTCTTTCGCCTCCATCGAGCTCGCTACGCATGCAGGGGCCGTGAGTAGGGCCGCGCACATAAGCACTTCGGTGATCATTTGTGCTCGATGATCGTCACCGTACTTGATATTCGTGTACGCCGAACGATGTAGGCGTCTACAGATTCGCGGTCGATCCTGCGGTGCCCGCCGGGTGTGACAATGGCGTCGATGCGGCCCGCGTCCGAATAGCGCCTGATTGCGTCGCGTGATACGCCTAGCATTTCGGCGGCTTCGCCGGGTCTGATGTATGTCATTGTTCCCCTTTTCGATAGGGATCGAGCCTAGCCGTTATTTGTTTGCTTTACGTGCTTTTGAGAGGTCGCGCCGCCACCGGGCTTTAGTGATTGGTGAGCGTGTCAGGATTGGCAAGGGGAACACGGTGCCGTCGCGGTCGGCGTAACTCGTAAAAGAAACGTGGATATGTGCTTCATGCCCGTAACCGGATCCGCGCCACTTCCACCACGTCCGCCGGTAGGTTCCGCTACTTATCCGGCCTTCGTAAACCACGTATTTGAGTCTTTTGGCACCGGGTAGCCCGCTAGAGGCGTATTCTAGTAGTTGGTTGGCTAGTCGTTTGGCGGTGCGCCCGTTACGGTTCCGGCCTTTCCCCATGTTTTCGTCTATATCTATCGCATGGACTACACCGGCCTTATTCGGTTTATGGTCGGATATTCTTTCAGAGTGGGCCCGGTCCCCGATCCAACCGTCGGAGGCTTTGTCTCGTCGAGGCCACCGTCGATTCACCTGGTCGCGCAAAGTGACGCCACCTTTACATAATCGAGCCATTATTTAGCCTCCCATATCGTGTGTCGTCACCGTTCAAAGCGTTAATGATTACGGGTATTACTGCAGCCGATATGGCAACGATTAGCGGGTGAACGTCTGCCGTTGCGAGCCATGAAAGTACGGCTCCTAAACCGGCCCCTGCCGCTATTTTGACGATGGAGCCTTCCCACGTTGAGGCGAGCCAATGCTTCATTAGAGCCCTAACTTTTCGATTATTCGATCGACTTTCGCGGCAACATCGGCAAGTGATTCTCCACCGTTACGAAACCCCGGCTGTATTGTGAGGGTCGCTTTCTTGATCTCATCGCGAACCACATTCCGGATTAGCCACACTAGGCCGGTCCCCATGATTGCGAGAGCTGCTAGTGCTGTTGCTATAAGCCCGACGATGTCGCCAAAGTCCACGGCTCTAGCCTTTGAGTTTGGCTCGGACAATAGCCCTTGCGCGTTCGGTTTCGGTAGCCACTTTGGGGTGCTTTGATGACGTTGGCTTTTTCTTAACCGGCTCTGCTTCGACCGTGTCCACATGTAATTCTTGATCTATTTCACTCACTAGGTGCCTCCGCTGGTTGTGGGCTAACGAACTCGTCGAGTGCTGGGTCGTAGGTCATGCCTTGGCCTGCGTACTGGCCTCTGAAGTTCCCGTTGTACGACGTTTGCAACCAGTCACCGTTAAGGCCAAGTGAATGAATGTACAGTAAGCCGGTCGCTTCCGAATAAGGGAAGTCTCGCGTCCCAAGATCAGAGTTGTCTACCACGATCACGTTGCGAACAACATTGTTGCCGTCTACTTGCGCGAAATGAGCCACTTACACCACCACCCTAATAATTAACGCACCAGAACCGCCAGGCGCGGCGTTCGCAGCCGCATACTGGCCGCCACCGCCACCGCCCGTGTTCGCGCTACCCGCACCGGGCGCGCTTGTACCCGATGAACCCACACCGCCACCGCCAGAACCACCCGCGCCGCCCGTAGTCGCTGCCCCACCGCCACCGCCGCCGGAGCGAATCACTGCGCTACCCGTTAGTGAACTACTAGTGCCTGCACCACCAGCGCCGCCAACGTTTGAGGCTGCTGCCCCCGCCGCACCGCCTGATCCCCCGCCGCCACCGGAAGAACCAGTCGCGCCGACAGTTCCCGCGTTGCCTTGACCGAAAAGCGTGGAGCCGCCAGTAGAGCCATTTGCGCCCACCCCGCCTTCGGTAGTGAACGGGTTAATAGCGGTTTTAGTACCACTACTTGCCTGACCGCCGCCAACGTTTGAGGCGCCACCAGCGCCAATTGTTACCGTGTATGTTCCGGCTGGCACAAAAATACTACGTTCTATGTAGCCGCCGTTTGCGCCACCACCGCCTGATCCCCCGCCGCCACCGGAGATGATTAAAAAGTCGGCGTAACCGGATTTATCAAACGTGACGCTGCCCGATCCCGTGTAAGTTTTGTACTTGTAACTAATTCCTGCGTCTGTGTATGTGCCAGTGGCCACGTTAGTAAAGTTCGCGTCACCGGCCCCGCTAAAAAGTATCCATGCACTACCGTCGTATCGGTAACCTTTGTTATCGTCATTCAGGCTACACATTTGTCCCTGAACCGGGCTAGGTATTGCGGCGTCACGCGCTGCCGCGTTAGCGAACGGATTAACACCAACAATGTCGATTCGTTCCGCTAGTGCCTCAGAGGCGCCGGGATAGTTTGCGACTAGGTCGGAGGATTCCACATAAGGATTGCCTACCGGGGTGACTGCCATTTATAACCTCACTAGATCGGAGTTAGTAACTATTTCAAACCATTGAGCGCCCGGGCCAACTTCTCCCCATGTAAACGCCGGTGCAACCTGACCCCATTGTAGGACCTGCAAAGAGAATCTAGGGTCACTGATCGACAGTGTCATGATGTGCTGCCCATTATTATAGGAGTCCGTCCAGCCTTCGACGATCCCGTTAAAGTCCGGGTAAGGGCCCGAGGCCGGTAATCCTCTGACGGTTACTAGGTCACCGGATACGAGCTCGAGTAGTGCGGTCGTGTCGGTTACGTCAAGTTGGTCTACGAGCACCGATATTTGGCCGAGGTTCCAAAGCCCGTTCGCTTGCGCGGTCATGATCCCCGCGGCCCGAGTCGTTGCGTCGCTGAGAGTTTTAATGTCTGTGTCGAGCCGGTATTCACGCCGCCCGTATTGCGTGATCGAGGCGCTATCCGTTTGGCTCACTGACTCATCTGGCCCGTATGTCACGGTCACGTCGTTAATCAGAGGCGTCAACGTCTTGGCCCACGTCGGGGCGAAGATAACCCCGGGCGCTTCTAGGTTGAAACTGAGTGGAAATAGCGGGTAGTCGGCCCATGTGCCTTCGGCCTCCGACCAGGTGCCGACCTGGTTAGCCCATATCCCGGGGAAAGTTGTCGATCCCCGGTTACCGTAATCCTCGAATATGATTCGGCCTGCCGGGTCGTCGTAATAAGTGGCCCCGGTTCCTTGAGCAATACGACCGAGGGCGTCGAGTGCGGTAGAGGGTTGCGCGTCGGCTTCGAGGATCGCGTACAGCGTGATGTCGGGGTCGCCAGCGTTAAGGTAGTCGAGTCCAGTGGCATTAAGTATTCCGGTTACCCGTTGCCGTGCGCTTTGCTCAATGTACCCCGAGGCACCGACATCGGTGTAGCCGAGTTTGGCGAGGTTCCCCATTGCCGTAATCGTCGTAATCGCCGTCGGGGTGCCGGTACTAATGAATGACACGTTAAGGTCACTAATCGCACCGGTGAACCGATCGACACCGTCAAAGGATATTGCCACCGTGTCGGCAAGTTCCAGTAGTGGGCCAGTGTCGCCACGTAGCACTATTTGGGTATTCGAGGCCGTCGGACTTGAGGTCACATCTGAGCGACCGTGGGCTACCGTGACATTAAACTCGAATAAGTTTAGGTCAATCACCGACCCGGCCAGAGTAATTTCAAGTGTCATGAGAGCACCGGTGTGACAACCGCGCCACTACGGGCGTCGGAGTTGCGGATCACGTTGGCGATAGCGCGAGCGACCTGTTGATCGGTTATTAGTTGTTGGGCGGCTGTCGCGTCGGCTACTTTTTCGGCTCGGGCAGCTGTCGCTGCCGCTTCCACGTTGCGAACGGCGGCGGCCACGTCACTCGCTAGTTGTGTTTTGAACGCTGCCCCGACTGGTTTAGCCATATTCTTACCCAATTTTTTTAGGGTTTCGCGTTCATAATCGAGTTGCTTGGCGAGGCTGACGACCATCGCGGCGGCAGATTCGACCCCGGCGGTCATGAATTCGGGCACTAAACCGAGGGCCAATTCGCGGGTGCGATCTTGAACATTGACCCACTTCTCGTTGATTGACCCGAGTAACCCTTTATCGTTGAGCATGTCTTGCCCGAGTGCCCCGCCCACTTCCGGGCCTAGACCGGCCATATAGTCGATCAAAGTTTGATCCACCTGCGAGCTTTGCAGCGCCTCGAGTACGTTACCGAACCACTCGGCCTCCGCGACCATCGCGTCGAATCCCGCCAACACGGAAGTGCCGGTTTCCTTCCCATCCGTGTACGCCTTACCGAGGTCTACCCCGGCAAGTAAATTACCTTGCATAGCCAGGGCGTAACCCGCTACGGCGTCTTTAGCGTCGTTAAATGATTGCACTTGGATAGATAAAAGGTTCTCAGTTGAGGCGATGGACTTGCCTAGGTCGTCGGTGCTTTTTTCTAGGTACTTTTGGAATTTCGTTAGTTTCTCGACTTCGACCGTCGCACTCGATGCGGATCCCGCGTAGTTCGTGGTCGCCTTCGTTGTCGTGGTGGTGGTTGCTGTTAGGTCTCTTTGACGTTCGGCTAGGTCTTTGTAGTCTTTGTTTTGTGCCTGAGCGACATCGCGGGCCATTTTCGTTTGTGCCTGTAATAGTGACACGGCGTCTGTAGCGCCGTTAGCGGCGTCTGTCATGTCGTTTAATGGGTTGACCGTGTTGGCTACCGTGTTCCCGAATGTTTCCATAGCCGGGGAGGCTTCATAAGCGGCGTCGCCAGTTCCCTCTGTCGCTTGGCCTAGCGCGTTCATTATGCGACTAAATGGGTTTATCGTGTCACTAACGAAACTGAACGCGTCACCGAGTAACCCGGTCTCCGTTTTGACTTTCTTTTCAATGTCCCTTAGGAATATGAATCCGTCGTAGAGCATCGCGAGCGAGGCGATGACATCGGCTACGGTTTCGCCTAGGTCTTCGAGTGCTGGTTCTAGCTTCTCCATGGACTTGACCATGTCGCTAGTGCCCTCAGTGGCGTCAGTTAGCCCGGTGAGTAAGCCTTTACCGAATGATTCCGCTAGGTTGTCCGTCGCTGTTTTAAGTACTCTCATGCGGCCTTGGAGCGTGTCGGCGGATGCCGTGGCCTGCCCGCTGAACGTGTCCGACAATACTTGAGTAATGACTTGCATGTCGCCGGTTTTGATTGTGGCGGCGTCGATACCGGCACCGAGCCGGGACAGGCCCGCTATGTTTCCTTCGTACGCTTTACCCATCGCGTCGGTAACGGCTTCAAGGCTTTTACCGGATCCGGCAGAAACATCGAGGGCGAGGCTCAATGCCTTTTGTGCTTTACCCGTGTCACCGAGTGCCCTGACCAGGCGGTCGTAGGCAGGTCGAAGTTCGGTATCTGCCACGCCGAGCGATCGCTCAAGACCGTAAATAAATTTTTCTATTTCTGGCTGGTCGTGCGCTAATCCAAGGTTGTCCAGAGTGGTGGAAAGTCTACGGACGGCTTCTTCATCTTCGAGGGCTGCTTTCACTCCGTCGGATGCTAGTTTCACGGCAAGCGCACCGGCCGCGATACCGGCACCGATAAGGGCCGGGCCGAGCATGTTTTTTAGGGATCCCGCTAAACCTTTTAGACCGCCTTGGGCTTGCGTCATTCCGGCGTTAAATTTTTTTAGATCCGCCGCTAAGTAAACCGTTAAGGTTTTTCCGACTGCCATTACATTACCGGCCATTTACGGACGACACGGTCTACGGCTTCGCCCCATTCTTGTAAGGCGGGTTTCTGGTAACTGCGTGCTTTTGCTAGCCAGTTCGTGCGAGTGAATGGTGCGAAAGAATCACCACTGTCTCCCGTGTCGGTTGGGTATCTAAGCATGTTCGAGGATGCGCCACCCGACGTTACTTTCTTTTGCTTACCAATGGAGACTTTAGGGAGCCGGTCAAGCCCGGATCGAATGTCGGATGCCAGAATGTCGCCCCATTGACCACCGACGTTCAGGGCCGCGTTTTGGAATGCTGGCACCATGTGCCTATCGGCAATTGTCCGTGAGGCTTGCCGTAGCTCTTTGGCGGCTTCTTTGCCAAGTTTTCGGAGGTCGCGCAGTAGCGGGTTTAGACCTTCGATGTAGGCATCGAATTGCTTAGCCATTACGCTAACTCCTCCATGATCGTGACGACCTCCCGGCCGGTCAGTTTCTTAACGTCTTCCATTGTCCAGCCGGTACGCACCGCTAGGCGTATGAGTAGTCTGCCGTGACTACCCTCTAAAAAGGTTCTACATCGTCCTTAAGAATATCGACCTTTACCCGGTTTTTCCGGGCCCAAGATTTCACGGTCTTAAGGTCGCCTGGTTCTTTGTCCTCAAGATAGAAGTAGGCGATTGTTAACCGCATCGCTTGCTCACTTGTGGGACGGTTCCCGTTTAGTTCTTCATACATCATGAAGTCTACGGGCAGCGTTTCAACCTCTTTTGTTTCGTGATTATCGGACTCAATTTTTAGTCGTGGATACATACTGGGTTCCCCTTTTGCCTTATGCGCTTGCGGCGAATGTAGTCGCACCAGTGAATGATGTAGACACCATTACGACGCCGTCGGCGGGGTAGGTGAGATCTGCCGACTCGATGAACATAGCCGAACCCGTCCACGTGCCGCTGGTTGATTCGATAACGACGGCGACGGATGCGGCGGCGGCGATAGCGGTTTGCAAAGCCCCATACATGCCTGTCACTTCATCGAATAAAAAGTCTAGGGACATCGTGCTGTTCAGGTCGGTCTGGTCGAACGCGACCCCGGAAAGGGTTTTAGTGCGGACAATGGTCGGTGTCGTGTTGATTGTTCCTGATGTGACCTGGTCTTCGTATTGTGTCCCACCGATTGAGACGGTGAACACGGCTCCAGTTACTCCGATAGCGGGCATTAGTTATCCTTCTTTCATTTGTATTTGTACTTCGATTTCGGTTGACATGACGGTCCCTTGCGATCCTAGGCTGAGGAGTTGCGGCGCGTTAACACTCGCGACGTTTACGGATGCGGGTAGCGCGGCGAGTAGCACATCAAGGGCGTCCTCGGTTGTCGAGATTGCCACCGCGTTTACCCTCACGTTCACGTTGAGGAGTAGCCGCCACCGGACCGCATAGTTCAGGGTTGAGCCGATCCGGGTCGGTTGCACCCACGGCGAGTCCGGGACGATGACAACGCTAGGGGTGACCGGGACTGTAGGCACCGTGTCATAGATTTTGTACCCGAGCCCGGTCAAGCTCGTGACGATTAACTCCCGTGCTTCCGTGGTGAGTGCCATTACCCGACCATCGTCGTCATCTGTTTGTAGGGTGCGAGTAGGACAGTGACCCGGGCCATGAGCGCCGAGTTAATCCTTGGGCTAGGGGTGAAGTCCACGCTAATAGATTCGCCCCCGGCCGCGTACGCGGCTTGATATGTCTCGACCGCTATGGTCATGGCGGCTATTTTCAGGGGTGCCGGTTCCGCTTCGAACGAAACAAGCGTGACTAGGTAACCGATCAGGATACACGCCGAGTTGGCATGTAAGTCGAGCACGAGACTGTCGGGTGTCTCGTACTCAATATCCAGATTATCGGCCAGTTCCTGACCGGTCACTAGTGCCATGGTTATGCCTGGTTGTAGATTCCGACGATGCCAGCGGCAACGAATGGGAGGGCGGCGGCGTACCCGTAGATCGAGTAGTCGCGCCCAAGGTTCGCCGCTACGTCGTTCGTCATGAGGCGGGGGCCGTCTTCTGCCCATTCAATCGACGCCCGGTTAGTAACGATCGCATCCTGTGTTTCATCTGTGGCAAAGGCTCGAGCCAACACGATTGGCAGACCGGCCACACTGAGGTTCAGGGTGCGGGCGTTGAAAGTACCGGACACGTTATTCGGTGCGTAACTGTCGGGCATGAATGAAGTCCAGCCACCAATTTTCTTGAACACTGCGCTATTAACCAGGACAACATCGGCGGGTTGCCCGGTTGCGGTTTCGACGTCTACGGCTGCGGCGAACACGGCCTCACGGAATGCTGCGCCCGTTGTGTCGGCTGAGAAGTCGTAGTCGACTCCGGCAGTGTCGTTTGCCCATAGTGCCGCTTGGAAGGCGTAGTCGGTCTCAGTGCCGAACGCGCCCAACATGATGCGCTGGTGAGCATCGACGTATGAGGGGTCGGTGCGTTCGATGACCTGTTGGGTCAAACGTGATCCGGCTGCGTAGGTCACCAGGTTGGCGGTGCCCTTTTTAATGTCAATGTCGACAGAGTTTACTTCGTCGTTTTCGGCGGCTTGCGCTGCGACGATTGCGGAAAGGTCACCGTCGAAGTAGGGCCACGTGATTGTCATGCCCGAACCGACGGCGGAGCTTGGGCCACCGAGTGCGGTAATTACGGGGCGGCCACGATCGAGGACGCCTTTAATGTCGCGGAGCCAGATTGGGGGTACTAGCCCGGGAGCGTCGGCAATGGTCTGCACATCGAGGGCGCGGTTTTCTGCGTCACCTTTATAGACGGCTTTGCAGTACTCACCGAACGACCGGTAGGCACTCATTGGATGCTGAGCCTCGGACGTGTATGCCTTAGCGGCGATTGTTTGTACTTCCTCGCGTAGTGCCTTGAGTGATTCCCGTGCTTCTACATCAACCGAATTGACTTCGGCTGATTCGGTTGTGTCGATCATTGTTGCTCCTTCTTCTTGTTCTCTAATTGCGCTTACTCCAGCGGTGGAATAGGCAGGGTAGGGGGTTAATGAAACTTCGAGTAGGTTCGCGGCTGTGTGCTGAATCGCGTCACGGGCTTTGCTCATGATCGACTTCACGGGGTTAAACCCGACCGACAGGCCCTTGATAGTGGATGTCCGGGCGAGTACAGCGGCATCGCGGCCTAGGGCCGTGTCCACTATCTCGAAGTCAATGTAGAGGCCGTCCTCGCGGTTCTCGGCCCCGGTGATCTTCCCGACTGGTTCGCCATGACGGTAGGCCAGCGGCTTGCCGATCACGTTGGCTAGGTCGAATGAGCCAGGGGCGAATGATTCCCGGACGCCACCGATCATGGTTTCTGAGTTGTAGGGCACGGCCATGCCGTGACCGCTGCCGACGATGTCGCCGGTTTTGTCCTCACGTTCCTCAAAAATGACGACTGATTCCGTGTTGAGTTGTTTCACCGTAACGCTCCGTTCATATTGAATACTCCGAGTGTTGGTAGGTCTAAAAGGTTTTGGGCGTCCTCCACAGTAATAACGTCCAGCGGTAGGAGCTTGGTTATGACTTCGGCTAGGGCCGCGATGTTGTCTCGCAGGAAGGCGGTTGTATCAAAGTCGATTACGTAACCGGTCGGGGTGACATCGGGCATGGAAAGTCTTTGGGTAACTAGGTTCATCACCGGCCGTAGCGCCGTGTCCAAAAGGTTGCGGTAAAGGTCTACTCGGTTCGAATAAGTAAGTGAGGATCCGGGGACACCGGCCCCGACCCATATCGGATCCAAGTTCGCCAGGCGAGCAATAGCCACGGCGGCCATATTCTTAGCCTCAACGAGTTGCACGTCGCGGGCACTAAAGCCCATGACTTGCGCGTCAATCGTGTTGTTCAGGTAGGCGGTCCCACGGTTGGCGCGGGCTTCCTCCCACGCGTCGAGTAGTTCGTCTATCTTTTCAGGGGCTAGATCCGGGCCGCTATTCTTTAGGGCAACTGTTGGGATCGGGGTTTCGGAATACATGAGTGTCGCGGCTTCGAGTGCTGCCGCCGTCGTAATCGCGGTAGCACCGTTGGCTAACCAACCGCCTTCACCTGACCCGTAGAACTTAATAACCTTGTTTGTGACTTGTTTACCAAGATAGAAAAAAGGTTCGGCGGGTGGTTGCTGGTTGGCTTCGATCCCGGCGTAATAGGGCGGTAGGTCAGTAGTGTCTTCGA